GAGTGGTAAAACGTCTGGACCTACAGGTCCTACAGCACCTACTGGTCCCACAGGTCCTACAGCACCTACTGGACCCACAGGTCCTACTGGCGGTCCCACAGGTCCTACTGGTGGTCCCACAGGACCCACTGGACCTACGGGAACTAAAGATCCATACACTCCTGAGGTAGTGAATGATCCCGACCGTTACATATATAACGGTCAGGAATATAGATTTAACAACGGAAAACTTGAAAAGGTAAAGAAATGAGCAATAGAGTAGTAATTAGAAACGGAAAACCAGGATTCATCATTAATGGTAAGTTTGTTCAAATTCCTGACTCTGATAATGTAAACACCACTAGTCCGAGGATACCTCGACAACAAAGTGGGTTAGATGCAGTAATGAGTGTTATAAAAAATACTGTTACTGGTAAAGGTGCAGCAGGTATCAGACAAGATGCTACTAAACCTAATCCAAATTATGTTGAACCTGGTGGTAGACCCAAGGTAAATCAGAATCCTGATGAATACTTTGGAACTGGAGACTATGGTTCTGGTGGTCCCAAAGAAAAACCAAAACAAAAGTTTCCTGATCTCCGTGGTGGAGATGACAAGGTTGACGGATATGGAAATCCAAAAGTAGATTATACAAAAACTCAACCCACTTCAACAAAAGTAGAACCTTATACACCACCAACCACTACTACTACTCCTACTCCAGCAAAGACTTACAAAGTTCCTGGATATGGGGATATGACGACGGATGAGATTAAGAAGAAATATGACAAACTTCGTTATAGTGATAAACCAGAGGAACGAGCAAAGGCTTCAGGATTTGGTGATGATGCTAACAAAGCAGTATTTCCAAATCAAAGACCCACGAGAAGAAACTTACAACAAACGGTTAAAACTCCTACCAATGCAGCAACAGGTGGTGTAAATCCTAGAGCAGGAACTTATGCTGCAGAACTTAAAAGAACAACGGACGCACTGTCCAGCAATTTTGGAGCACTACCTAAAGGCACAATCAAACCCGCAGCACAAAGAATGAAAAAAGAAGCATACGATTTAGTTTTAGACTACCTCCTCTCTGAGGGGCACGTAGACACCGTAGAAGAAGCGCATTACGTCATGCTCCAGATGACCTCTGAGCACGTCCAGGACATCGTAGAGGGCAAGTATGCCGATTCGGTTACTTATGTAAAAGGCACTGCACCAGTAAGGGCGTCCTATGGAGGAAAACCAGAATCGTTTACTAAAGAAACCTACAAGAAAAAGGGTAAAGTCTGATTAAATGAAGACGTATAAGGAGTTCTCAGAGCAGGCATATTCATCAAAGTCTCAAATTGATGAAGGTCTCGGCACTGCTCTGAGAATGATTGGTAGAGTTGCCAAGAAACCACTTCAAAAAGCAGCAACAGGTGCTATGAATTGGTTTAACAAAGGAAAGAATACTCGCATTCCAAACGAGGCACAGGCACCCTTTGGAACTCCTCTGGAGTATTTCAAGAAGAATCCTAACCCCAAAACTCTGTTTGGTGATGATGCCTTACAGAGGGGCATGAGCAATCAGGCATACAAGGCAGGTGAAAAACCTGGACTTCTTGGAAGACCTGACAGAGCATTTGGTGTTGATATTCCACAATCAATCAGGCAAAGAAGGTTTGTAGGAGTTCCTGCAAGTCAAGGTGGTCCTGGATCAGGTCCAACTCCAATCACAAGAGAGATTGTGAAGAGACCAATAAGATCCCTTAAAGGCTTGACAAATAACTGAAACGTCAATAGACTAGGTTTGTCCCGGTTAAAGATAAATAATAGCTTAATATTATAAATATAGTATGAGCTATGAGAATCCCTGGTGCTTTAGGGGACAACCTTTTTTATCTGAGGATATTGACGATAACTTCGGTTTTGTCTATCTTATTACAAATACACGATCGGGTAAAAGGTACATTGGTAGAAAGTACTTCTGGTCATTTAGAAAACCACCTGGTAAAAAAAGGAGAGTCAAACAGGAATCTGACTGGCAAAAGTATTACGGTTCTTGTCCAGAATTAAAAGAAGATCTCAAACTATACGGCAAAGAGATTTTCAATAGAGAAATTTTAAGTCTTCACGATACGAAGGGTAACTGTAACTACGAAGAGACAAAGCAGTTATTCTTAAATAATGTCTTAAGCGAGGCTCTTGACGATGGGTCTCCCGCATACTATAATTCCAACATTCTAGGGCGTTACATGCGTAAGGACTATGGTAACTTTGGAAGAGACATGTCTAAAGACGACTGACTGGGCAATAGATCGTATACATACTCTCTGTGAATCCAATAACTTCATTAGCATTGATGATGCCTCTGCAATTCAAGGTGAATTTTATGAGTGGTTGGACCCAAATTCTCTAACTCATGACATAATCTCACTAGAATACATAGGAGACAAGCATGACGACTAGTCACGGACCTTCTAAAGAATTCAAAGATAGGATTCTAAAAGAATGTAAACGATTAACTTCAAAGGGCGAGCATATTGAAGCATCGCATCTTTTTAGAACTTACTTCCCTGATGAAAAAAAGTTGACTTATGATGATTGAATTATTACTAACATTAACCCCACTTGATTATCAGCATTTAGCAAAGGTTGTTCAGGTTGAAGCGGCACCAAACACGGCAGATGAATTCTGCGTTGCTGCATCAGTTCTTAACCGAGTAGCATCTGATAGATTTCCAAACACAGTTTCTGAAGTGGTCTATGCTCCAGGTCAGTACGAGGGCATATATACTAAGAAATCAATTGTTCCGAATCCAAAACTTGTAGAGAGGTTAAGCTCTGTACAGGGTAGGAATAGTATACTATTATGGTCAGAGGTTCTCAATGGTAGAACCGACTACAAAGGACAATCTATGTTGAGATATCGGGTTGCTTCCGAAGATCCGATGTGTCATCCTAAAGGAAACTTTTATCACTATTATTGGCAGTAATGAAATTTAGAGAATTACTTCTCGGCGCACAAGCAACAATTGAAAAAATTCTTTCTCCCAAGAAAGAAGAAAAGATTGAATGTGCTATTGATGATGAAGTAGTTGATTGTTCTGAAGTAGATTCAACTCCTTTTACTGGTATTCCTGCTCCTGCTTATCTTCCAGAGGATCCTTGGTTTGGACCAACTCCAACTCTTACTGAGAAGCAAAAGGATTACATGGCAGTTGAGATGGAGTGGAAAATTGAAGAAGAAAAAAAGCGTGAAGAGTCTGGTGCAGAATCAGACGACATTTATCAAAAGATGTATGAAATCGCAACACAAAATTGGAACACCGTTAGCGAAAGTCAGGGTGGTTCTGAAAACTTCCAGGAGGGACCTGGTGGTTGGCAATCTGGTAATGGATGGAATGCTTTTAAAAAATGACTGAAGACTGGAGATTTACTGACGAACGTATGCAGTTGAGAGCTGCTGTGTTTCGTGCTCTACAACATCACCTTGACGAGAACTGTAGAGCAGTATATGAGTTTTGTCATGACTGGGTAAGTCAAGGCAATAACAATATTAATAACATTGAACATTATTTTCAAAAATATTTGAAGGAGGTCCATCATGAACAAGTTTACAAACTTGAAAAATGCCTTGAAATCAATCCTAATTGGTTCGTGCCTATTAGGGATGACTCCAGTTCTAGCTGAAGAAGATAAATTAAAGAACGGTTATTATTCCATGGATTCCATGGGATGCATGTTACTCCGAGAGTGTAAAGATGGAGTCCAGAAAGTCACTAATCTTTTGGATATTTCTAGTCAGTACCCCAATACTGATTCTTTTTATCCTATTGCTACTGAATTCAACAACATGCTTGTTTCCCTCAGCAGGGTCGGAGTTAATGTGTTTTTAGCAGATGAAAAGTATTTTCCTGTAGGACACCGTGGTGTTTATCATACTGTAAGTAATAACTTCTTTTTGAATAAAAGATTTATGGGTCGTCCTGGTACATTAATGAGTGTGATGCGTCATGAAGGATGGCACGCTGCACAGGATTGTATGGCAGGAACTATTGATAATAGTATGATTGCTATCATCATGCCTGAGGAGGATGTTCCTGAGATTTGGCAGGAGATGGCAAGAAGAACATACGCATTCCAACCATCTGCTATTCCTTGGGAGAAAGAAGCAACCTGGGCAGGTAAAACTGAGGGTATGA